TCAAGCGTAAGCTTGGGGGGTCTTTTTATGCGGCGGAAGTGGGGCTGTACGAACAAATCTCCCGCCTGAACAACCATCGCCCTTTTCGGCTCCCCCTGATGAGGGCGGTGTCCCTGAATTTTTTCGGCACTCTAAGTGGCTCATACGAACTTCGGTTTCGTATGGGCCACTCTCGCTGTCTGGACAGTCGTTGTCCAGCTCCAGCGGGATTTCTATGTTGTTATGGTTTCCGGTAAAGCTGAATACGATCTTGAGCCGGTTGTCATCGTAAAGATACACCGCGAGCAGGAACGTGTTGAACAGCTTTGCCAGGAACTTTTTGTTTTTTATATCCCCGGTACGGAAAAGCTGAAGCCCGGCAATGAGATCATCCCGGTCGATTTCGACCCGCTCTGCTTTGGCCGTGTTGATTTTGGCTGAGAGTTTTGCTTGCTGCTCCTCAAGGTCAAGAAGTCGTGTTCGGGTGGTCGGGGTGATAATACCGGCTTCGATTGCTTTCATCAGGTTGGATATGGCCTGCTGAACAGCCGCCAGCTCATTTTCCATAGCTTCAATGTGAAGCTCATGGTCTTTTTGTTTGAAGTAAGCAATGGTGCTGTCCACGATGAAGTCTATGGTTTCATCATCCAAGCAGTACATCATGATGACCCGCGCCACAGCATTTTCAATCACATCCCGGCGGATGGCTTTCTTTTCGCAGGTGTGTTCCAGCCGGTGCTTTTGACAGGCGTAGTAATAATGCATTTCGCCGGTCTTGCTGGTGCCAGAGATCCCGACCATATAGCTCCCGCAATGCCCACAGTACAGTTTGCCGGTCAGAAGATAGTTTTCTGCTCCGTGGCGGGCGCGTCCATAGCGGTTATCCTTTTTCATGCCGTAGGCCTCCTGTGCATCGTAGAAAAGCTCATCACTGATGATGCGCGGCATTCCACCGGGGATGCGGATGTCGCCGTACATGTAAATGCCGCGGTATCTATCGTTATGGCAGAGGACATGGAAGCTGCCTTTGTTCCACTCGCGCCCTCTGGCGGTTCTGATTCCGCGGGCATTGAGGTCAGCGGCTATGCTGGCAAAAAGCTCCCCGGCGGCGACTCGTGTATAAATCTCCCGGACGATGGCAGCTTTCGGCTCATCAATTTCGGGCTTGCCGTCGGCACCACGCTTATAGCCAAGCGGAAGACTGCCATTGACAAGCCCCTTTTTGGCATTATCGTATAGGCCGCGCTTCACATCCTCGGCCATGTTTTCGATATAGAACTGATTGACGTTCATCATCGATCTCAAAGCAAAGCGCCCGGCGGCGTTATCGTCAAAATCTTCTTCGGCATAAAAGACCTTGACTCCGCAATCCACCAAGCGGCTCTCGTTTACCAGTGCCTGCATCATGTTGCGGCCTATTCTGTTGCTTTTCCATGCCAGCACATAGGCGAACTTGTGCTGCTCGGCATCTCGCATCATACGCTGGAAAGAGGGGCGCTTGTCCGTTTTGCCGCTGATCGCTCGGTCTTCATAGGTGGCGGTGACGGTCAGCCCCAGCTCTGCGGCGTGCTTTCGGCAGGCTTCAACCTGCTGTTCGATGGAAACATCCCTTTGATTGTGGGAAGAATAGCGGGCGTAGATGACCGCATTGCCGCCGGTTGCCTTTTGTTTTTTGCCCATAAAAATACCTCCGGGTACACTTTGACAAGCCTGCCCGGAGGTGGTACAATAACATCTGCGAGGTCTGCTATTGCTCTGGACAGGTTTTATCCCTGTACCATCTCTCTGAGTAAGCTGATCTGAAACGCCTGCGTTGCTGGTAACACCGTGGGCGTTTTTATTTTGCTGAAAAACGGAAAAATCTACCGAAACGCTGACAAAGCAGGGAAGAAGCTGTTATATTTGAGCTGCTTCCGGGAGCAATCTTACAGGAAAGGGGATGCCAGCGCATGAAATCGGAAGATTATTCCAAAATCGTTGAGCAGGTAAAAGCCCTGTCGGATGCCGACCGGGAAGCGTTGCTCACTTATCTGCGCTCGCTGACAGGTAGCGCAGGTAGCTCAAAGCCTCCTGCTGCTTGTCAGTCGGAAGATGCACAAACAGCTCCATAATCTCAGCCACCTTGCCGTCCTCCTGCTGGAGGGCGGCTTTTATTGTGTCTGGGACTTCCGGGACAGAATTGTTGTCTTCCCATCCCATCAGAAAACAAGGGGTTACACCGAGTTTGGAAGCGATAAGACTGAGCTTGTCCATCGGGATGTTCGTAACGATATTGTTTTCATATTTGTAAACGGCCTGTTTGGAAACACCCGCACAGTCTGCAAGTTCCTGCTGGGTGATGTCTTTCTCTATGCGAACCTGACGGATGCGATCACCTACGGTCATGGCGGTTACCTCCTATTTGAACTATATTATAACAGATAAACTTTCGGTTTACAATATTTTTAATTGAATTATCAAAAATGACTTGACAAGTTACCGCAAAGATGGTATTATGCTCGTGACCCAGCAAGTTACTTGCGGAGCGAAAGGAGGTGGCGACTACGGTAAATGTGAACCTGTTGAAATCCTACATGGTAAAGGCCGGATATACGCAGAAAGAGCTGGCAAAATCGCTCGGAATCTCTGAGCAGACGTTGACCCGCAAGCTGAAGAAGCGTGTGTTCGGCACGGACGAAGCCGCGAAGATCGTTGAGCTTTTGAACATTGACGATCCCAAGGCTGTTTTTTTCGGCGAATGAGTAACTTATTAAGTTACATTGCGGAGGTGAACTGAATTGACCGCAAACAAAAAGCTCCCGAACCGCCGCAGCGGAAAGGGAGCCGATGGGCCAATGGCTCAGATGGTGGACTTCATACAAGAGAATTGGAAAACCATCGTGATAGCAGCGGCCACAACCATTGCAGTGCGTTTACTGTTAGGGTGGTGACAAGGCTCACGATGATTGGGAGCCACAGGCTCTTAAAGAGTTCTGATTTTCTTGACTGCCGTAGATATTCTTCATAGATGCGGTAGAAGTCCGTGACACAGTAGGTGTCCAGCATGTGCATGGGCTGGTAAGTAATATCAACTGATTCGTCGCGATCTGCTTTGATTAAGCCCATCGAAGAAAGCCCAGCTACCTCAGACCGGTCACATTTTGTATGAGGGTGACGGCTGATCTTACGAAGCAAGCGCTTCTCATCGGGACTTAAAATTATTGCTTCACAGTCCGATTTTCTATTCATACGCTTCTCCTTTCTGATTTTGCACAAGTATAGCATGACAGGGGAGAGGGAGCAACCAAAAAGGCACCGTCCTGCTGGAACAGGGCGATGCCGGAAGCGATGCGCCATACCGACCAAGGTTATCTGTCCACGTTCCCGGAGGAACGTCTGAGAAAGGCTGCATCATCGTTTTTTAGTTTAACTGATTTCCCCTCGGAAATCAAGTGGGCTATACAAGAGAAAGAAATCCAAGATGTCCGACATAAAAGTTGATGTTTCCAGCATCACGCCGGAAGCCCAATACCAGCTGGCAAAGGGATGTTTGGAATTTTACTTTTCCATCGTCAGTCAGCCCGGCGGGCGTGAACAGCTGGACGCATGGAAAGCTGAACACCTGAGAAAGGAGAGCCGCACATGACCCATGAGGAACAGATTTCTTTGTTTGAAGCACTTGCGCTGAATGGTGCATGGAGCAACGCGGCCTGCACCGGCTACTGTCTGCTGGCTATGCAGAGAGCCGGGCTTGACAAGAAGACCATCGAAAAGGTGCTGCATGAACTGCACTGGGCATTCGATGACACCAGCGTTGAACAGGCCGAGAAGATCTATTGCGGCGGGGAGGAGTAAAGATGCAGGAATTGCTGATGTTCATGTACCACCTCACCCCCGAACAGGCGGCGGCTCGTGTCCCGGTATTCCAGTTCTGGCTGACCGCTTTTGGAGCGGCACTGCTGATCTGGCTGGACAGCAAGGGCGTGTTCGATGGTTTGGGAGCATGGTTCGGCCGTGTTCTCCGTGATACCGCGGTAGGTGACCTGATCCGCAAGTTTATGTGATTTCGGGCTTGTCCCGGTTGTTTTTCTGAAAGAAAAGGAGATTTCAATGAAATACGGAAGAAGTTTGCAGGAGCTGGCGATTGAACTTGACCGGCAGGCCAAGGTCAAAAAGGACTACGTTGCCACGGCGGGCGCTATGCAGATGACCGCCGTCAACGAGAACTTTGACCTCGTGATCGGCAACACCCCGTTCCAGCTGAACGAAAATGCCCACCGCCAGCTGGGATTGCAGCTGAAGATCCCGGCTCCCTACTACGAGCGGATGCGGGCAGAGAACCCCGGCTTGCTGATGGCAAACGTCAATGGCTGGTTCCAGCAGTCCCCGGACACCCGCCGCATGGTGCGTACCCTTGACGGAACAGCTCGCGCCATCCTCTCCGACCGCTACCGTCGCATCGACAACTACGAGGTTGCTCAGACGGTCCTGCCGATTATTTCTGAAATGCAGGGCACCCGCATTGAAAGCTGCGAGCTGACCGATACCCGCATGTACATCAAGGTGGTCAATGAGCGCATCCAGACCGAGGTGGTGCCGGGGGACATCGTTCAGGCCGGCATCCTGATTTCTAATTCTGAGGTCGGCATGGGCAGCGTTTCCGTGAAGCCGCTGATTTACCGTCTTGTCTGTACCAATGGCATGGTGGCGGATGTGGGTGTTGGCAAGCGCCATGTTGGCCGCATCAATGAAAGCGTGGATGGCGATTTCGGGATTTTCCGGGATGAGACCATCGAAGCCGATGACCGGGCGTTCCTGATGAAGATTGAGGACACCGTTCGGGCGGCGGTCGATGAAGCCCGGTTCAATGCACTGGTGCAGAAACTCCGGGATGCCAAGGAAGCGCCCATTCTCCCGGCGGCGGCTCCCAAGGTGGTTGAGCTTGCGGCCAAGGAGTTCAACATCCGCCAGAACGAGAGCGAGGGCATTCTGGGGCATCTTATCGCGGGCGGTGACCTTTCCCTCTATGGTCTGGCAAACGCTGTCACACGGCACGCGCAGGACGTGCAGAGCTACGACCGCAGCACTGAACTGGAAGCCACCGGCTACAAGATCATCACCATGCAGCCCTCGCTGTTGAAGCGCTGGAATGAGGAGGTGAGTACCGTATGAGCGGCAGACACATGAATGCCCGGCCCAAAAGGCTGACCCGCAAGCAGAAAGAGGCCCTTTCTGCACAGGGATGGGATTCCCGCCTGTACCTCTGCGTCCGGGATGCCCCGGATCACATGGTTCTGCTGAACCGTACCACTGGCAAGACCGTTATGTTCCACAAGTAAACCCACCAAGAGAAAAGGAGTAAACATTATGATTCGCAACCCTAATGACATTCAGGATGGCGCAAAGAAAATCCGTATGCTGATCGCTGGCTACCCCGGCATCGGCAAGTCTACGCTGGCCCTGTCCGCACCCCGTCCGCTTCACATCGACTGTGATTTCGGCATTGACCGCATCGAGCCCCGGTATCGTATGCCGTACATCCAGCCCCGCAGCTATGATGAAATCCTCGGAGATCTCAAGCCGGAGAACGTGCAGGACTTTGAAACGCTGGTGTTCGACACGGCTGGCAAGCTGATTTCCCTGATGGGCCTGTGGGCTATCAAGCAGAATCCCAAGTATGGCCAGCGTGATGGCAGCCTGTCCCTCAAAGGCTACGGTTTCGTAGGCCGTGAGTTCGTCCGGCTGATGGACTACTGCTTCTACGAGTTGAAGAAGAACATCGTGGTCGTTTTCCACGCCACCGAGGAAAAGGATGGCGACAACACCCGGCTCCGCATCAAGGTCGAGGGCCAGACCAAGAACAACGTGTGGGAGCCCATGGATCTGGGCGGTTTCGTGGAGATGTACGGCAATGACCGCACCATCGGCTTCTCCAACTGCGAGAAGTATTTCGCCAAGGGCACCCGTGGCATCCACGGCATCTACAAGATTCCGACCCTCACTCCCGGCAGCCAGAACGACTTCCTGACCAAGCTGTTCGAGGAGTACAACAGCAAGGCCGCAGAGGAAGTAGCTGCAAACGCCAAGGAGAACGAGGCGTACGAACAGGTTATGCAGGAGGGCAGCAAAATCATTGCCAGCATCAAGGATGCAGACACCGTCAACGCCGCTATGCAGCCGTTCAAGAGCTTGCAGCATCACCTGACTTCCAGCCGGGAACTGAACGCTATGTGGAAAGCCAAAATCGCTGCCCTCGGTCTGGCATTCGATTCCAACGCGGTCAAGTACGTTCCCAAATCCGCAGAGGAGGCGCAGTAAATGGCTGCATACCTCATTACTCACTCGCTGCTGTCCTCGTGGCTGCACCTTATCCGGGAGAATCCCTACGAGGATTTGACCACCGAGGGCGACCCTCTGGCGGAATTCATGCTGGTGCTGAAACGTGAACCTACACCTCGCACAGAGGCCATGCAGAACGGCATCGACTTTGAGAACCTCGTGACTGCCATTGTCAACGGCCACGATGACCCCAACAATCCGTGGAGCTGGGCTGCCGGGCAGATTGCTGCCATCGTCAATGGTGGGCAACTGCAGTTCAAAGCCCGCCGGAAGATTCAGGTACGCGGCATGGATGTGGTTCTGTATGGTCGCCTCGATGCCCTGAAAGCCGGCACCATCTACGACATCAAGTTCAGCAAGGGCTACGAGCGCGGAAAGTTCTATTCCAGCACCCAGCATCCTACCTATATGCTGCTGATCCCGGAGGCCCAGACGTTCTCCTACCTTGTCAGCAACGGCATGGATGTCTGGACAGAGTGCTATCGCCGGGATGAAACGCCTGACATTCGCCCCATCATTGCGGACTTTTTCGACTGGCTGGATGCTTTCGGTCTGATGGATGTGTTCAAAGAACACTGGAAAGCCTTATGACCGGGCGGCTGGTGGATATGAGCTTCAGCCTGAACCGCAAGCAGCGTATCACGCTGGAAGTTGATTCTGATTTCCGAAACCTGTGGGACAAGCTGAATCAAGAACCGCTGTTGGATATTGAAATCAAGAAGCACCGCAACAAGCGCAGCCACAGCGCAAACGCCTACTTCCATGTTCTGGTCAACAAGATCGCCGCCGAAACTGGTGAATCGGATGACCTTGTGAAAGAGCGGCTGGTTGTGGCATACGGCACGGTTGCGAGGGACAAGGATGGCTGCACCGTGGGCTTCAAACTTCCGGTCAGCGTGGATGTTCACGACCTCTACAAATACACCCGCTGCTTTGATGTGCGGGAAGAGGACGGGAAAAGGTTCAACTGCTACTTGGTTTACAAGGACACCAGCAAGATGGACACAAAGGAGTTTTCGCACCTGATTGACGGTGCGATTGAGGAAGCCAAGGCTCTGGGTATCGAGACGGACACCCCGGAACAGCTGGCACGGTACAAGGAGGAATGGTCACGATGAAAAACCGAATCGTCATCTGCGACTACTGCGGAACGCCCGCAGACTTCGTAGACAGTTCGGTGGTTTACCACGGCCACAGCTTCGGCATGATTTACCTCTGCCCTCGCTGCGGCGCCTATGTCGGCGTACACAAGGGGTCTGACAAGCCCCTTGGCCGCTTGGCAAATTCGGAGTTGCGCAACTGGAAAAAGGCAGCTCATGCAGCATTTGACCCGCTCTGGAAATACGGTCCCTACCGTGGCCGCCGGAATGAGGCTTACCGCTGGCTGTCCGAGAAGATGGGCACTCCGATTGAATTTACGCATATTGGAATGTTCGATGTGGACCAGTGCCGCAAGGTGGTCCGTATCATGCGAGAAGAAAGGAACCAGTTATGGAAGAGTTGAACGTCCAGACCATCGCTATCCCGGTTGAGGAGTACAAGGAGCTGCTCCAGAAGCAGGCCGAACTCAGCCTCATTTATCACAAGGGTGCAGTCGGCAGCGTTTACGACATTGGTAACTTTGTGCTGGATTTTATGCTTGCAGTTCATCCGGAGCTGATTACCAATAAGGAGGACACCGATGCTGAATAATTGCACATTTCAGGGCCGCTTCGCCGCTGATCCTGAAATGCGGACCACACAGAGCGGCCTGACAGTTGCCAGTTTTCGCATGGCCGTTGACCGGGACAATGTCGGTCAGGATGGCCGGCGGGCTACCGATTGGCTGAATTTCGTGGCATGGCGTAAAACGGCAGAGTTCGTTTGCCAGTATTTCCGCAAGGGCAGCACGGCTCTTGTGGAGTGCCAGTGCCAGACCCGCTCCTACGAAGACAAGAACGGTCAGAAGCGCACCGCCACCGAGTTTGTGGTCCAGAAGATTCACTTTTGCGGCCCAAAAACGGAGCAGCGAGTGGATGATGGCGGTGAGGCACCGCCGCCGGGCTACCAGCAGCCGCCCTATCAGAATCAGCAGCCACAGCAGATGGGCTTCAACACCCAGAGCCAGCGGCAGCAGTGGCAGGGCGCAAATGCCGCCCCTGGCACTGTGCAGTATTCGCAGGGCAGCCCGGATGATTTCTCTGAAATTGACGATGGCGATGACCTGCCGTTCTAAGGAGGTTTGAATGGCAACGGGTAAGCGGTACTACTGGATAAAACTCAAAGATAGCTTCATGTCCTCGGACGCAATCGACTACCTGATGAGCCAGCCAGATGGTGCCAACTATGTTGTTCTCTATCAAATGCTCTGCCTCAAAACCATAAACACGGGCGGCTGTCTGGTGTCAAAAATCGGAGAGATGCTCATTCCCTATGATGTTGAAAAGATTCAGAGAGAATGCAAATGGTTTTCTCTGGCAACCGTCCGTGTGGCTCTTGAGGTGTACAAGCAAATCGGCCTTGTTTTTGAAAACCCAGACGGAACGCTGTCGATTTCCGATTATTCGGAAATGATAGGCAGTGAAACTGACTGGGCGGCCAAGAAGCGCAGGCAGACACTACAAGCCGCAAATTCTCCTCTTTCCATTGGGGAAAGTGGTAGGGATACCACTGGGGAAAATCTCCCCATAGAGAAAGAGATAGATAAAGATAAAGAGAAAGATAAAGAGATAGAGAACAGAGTAAGAGATAACGGCAGCGGCGGTTTTCCGGCTGCCGACCCCGGATTGGCCGAGATTGTCCGGTCTTTCGAGGACAACATCGGCAGCTTTCCCCCGGCCGCAAAGGATTCCTTGCTCCAATGGCGGCAGATTTTCACGGATGACCTCATCTTGCTGGCCATCAAAAAGGCTGCGCTGGCGGGGATTCGGAAGTGGACTTACGTCAACGGCATCCTGAAAGCATGGAAAAATGAGGGCGTAAAAACCATTGGCGATGTGCAGTCCCACGATGATCGGCGCAAGCCCCCGATGGGGCAGCAGCAAAAGCCCTCCGCCAAGGATGATTATGATGCAATTTTCGGAGGTTTAGGATGACAGTCGAATGTTTGAAGGAAGCGCTGGCACTGATTGAAAACTACTTTGGTCGGCCGCTTTCTACTGACGAGCGCACGGCTCGGTCGCAGATTTACGCCGCTGCACTCAAAGACATCCCGGATGATGTGGCCGCTGCGGCTCTGACAAAGGCGCTGACGGTGTGCCGGTATCAGAACCAGCTGTTGGTTGACTGGTGCGCAGAAATCCGCAAGTTGCAGAGCGCCGGTCAGCCTACAGCAAACGACCTGTGGACGCAGGCCATCGTTGCCGCCCGGAAGATTGAGCGGAACCAGTACTATGCCACCCATGGCGGGCTGGTGACGGCCACCGGGAAGCTGACCGCAGAGGACTTCCGGGCAGAGAACAGGAGCATCTTCGGGGCCTTGCCTGCCGCTGTGCGGGAATGGGCTGGCTCCCCGGCGGGGCTGGTGGACGCCCTTGACCGCTCCAATGCGGATCTCTTGCAGTACGTCAAGCCCGGTTTCGTCAAGGCAGTGGATGCTGCCAAGGATGCAGATCGGATGCCCCCGGCACTGCCCGGCGGGGCAAAGGCTCAGATTGGAGGTTGAAATGCATTTTCGTTCTATCGTGTCGCTGGCCTGTGCAGTCAGCCTTTTTACCGGCAGCGCTCTTGCCAGCGCGGTCTATGCCCGCCGGGTGGATGAACTCACCATGGAGAGGGACATTTACGCCAGCCGGGAAGAAAACTGGATGAACAAGGCCGTGGAGCGCAAGGAAACCATTGAGCAGTTGCAGACCGAGGTTGAGCAGCTCACGGACACCATTGCCGCAGATCAGAGCATTTCCCTTACATACGCAGGGGAGTTTCACTGCACAGCCTACTGCTCCGAGGAATACCCGCATATCTGCGGGGAGGGGCAGGGCATCACTTCCAGCGGCGCAAAGGTTCAGCCGGGCGTGACGGTGGCCGCAGACACCAGCATCTTTCCCTACGGCACGGTCATTCTGATTGAGGGCGTAGGGATGAGAGTGGTACAGGATACCGGCTCGCTCATCAAGGAAAATGTCTTAGATGTGGCCGTAGGCACCCATGAGGAAGCGATTGCGTGGTCTGGCTGGGGTTCTCACAAGGTCTGGATGGTGACGGGAGGTGAGACGGATGCCGCTGAATGAGTACGGCGAAAAGCTGGATTCCAACGGTTATGCGCCCAGCATCCTGCATGATAAGCCGGTCTGCCTGATCTGCGGGCGGTATGGTACAGCACGGCATGAGGTGTACTTCGGGAGTGCCTACCGGGCAAAGAGCAAGCGTTTGGGCCTGTGGGTGACGCTTTGCCCGTGGTGCCATCAGAACGGCCCGACTGCCATCCACAACAACCGTGATGCTGATCTCCGGCTGAAGTGCTGGGCGCAGAAAAAGGCTATGGAACACTACGGCTGGCCGGAAGCCCGGTTTATTCAGGAGTTTGGGAGGTCGTACCTGTGATGCCCATCATCGCAATTGACCCCGGCAATGTGCAGTCTGGCTACTGCGTGATTGACCAGAAAACGCTCCGACCGCTGGAGTTCGGAAAAATCGACAACGAAGAACTGCTGAAAAAGCTGGAATCGGCTGCCAAGCAGGGATGGCGGTGGGCGGTCATCGAAATGGTGGCCTCCTACGGGATGTCCGTTGGTCGGGACGTTTTCGACACCACGGTCTGGATCGGCCGGTTCTATCAGGTGCTTTCGTCCCGGTGCCCGGTGCGGATGATGTGCCGCATCGAGGAGAAAAAGCACATTTGCCACGACAGCCGAGCCAACGACACCGCCATCCGGCGGGCATTGATTGACCGATTTGCAGCCCACGACCTGAAAAACGGCAAGGGCACAAAGAAAGCCCAGGATTTCTTCTATGGCTTCAAGGCTGATGTGTGGGCAGCCTACGCACTGGGTCTGACCGCCATCGAGAACCGGGAGAACGACTATAAATTTTCGACTACTTAAAAGCTACTTGAAAGGAGCTTCATCATGGATAATTCTCTGTCTGAATCCGCACGTTTCGCAGTCTACCGTGAAAAACTCAAGGGCATCTGCGAGGCCAACAACCTGAGCTATGTGTTCATCAAGAACGCATATCCCATCAAGCTGGTTATCCGTCCTCTGGGCGGCGTTGGTGAGCAGATGTCGATGCTGGAAGAAGCGACCGAGGACAACTACATCTCGCCGGGCGCATCCATCTTGTTCACCGTCAAGGACGGAAACCTGACCTACCGCATGAGCAAGACATTCACGATCTCCGACACCCTGTTCAACAAAATCAAGAACATCTTCAAGAATATGCACTACCTCTGGCTCCAGTTTTTCTTCCGGGATTTGGTTGAGGGCGGCAAGCTGGCAGCCCTCGGCTACAAGATGCCTGACATCCCGGAATCCGGTGGGCAGCAGGATGCGCCCCGGGGAAATGAGCCTGATTCCCCGAATCTCCCCGGGGAGGCCGAACCGCTGGAAGAAATCGAGGATGACGAGGAGGACGAGCCCACTTCGGACGAACTGACGCAGGCCACCGAGATTGCACGGCAGAACAACGGCATCACGCAGGCCATGTTGGAAGAAAAGATGGGCGTGACCGCAGAAAAGGCCATCGCCCTGCTGGATGAACTGGAAACGGCCGGCGTGATTGACTTCTACGATGGCCGCTACTACCTCGCCAAGGCAGACAGCGAGGAGGAATAATCCATGGCAAAGGCAGCAGTGACACGCAGCATCCGTGATGACCACCAGAAAAACTTCCTCAAAATCTTCAATAGCCTGACTGGAAAGCACAGCCGCTGGGAGATTTGGGAGGACTTCGTCACCCTGACGGCCATCGAGATCTCGAACAGCACGGACAAGGTAAATGCCCCAGAGCGCACCAAGATGTATCAGACCATCGTTTCCAAATACTCTGCCAAGGAGCGGGAGGGCATGGCTGAAATGCTGGGCGAGGTAATCATGGGTATGGAGCAGAATCCTGACCAAGACTTCCTCGGTTCGCTGTACATGATGTGCGAGTTGGGCAACTCGCACGCCGGGCAGTTCTTCACTCCCTACGATGTGTGCCGCTGCATGGCCGAGATTACGTTCGACCCGAAGTTGCACCCGGACATGGAGGGATTCATCTCGGTATCTGACCCGGCCTGTGGTGCTGGGGCCACGCTGCTTGCCTTTTTGAACGTCTGCAAAAGACGGAATATCTGCTACCACAACAAAGTCCTTGTCATAGCCCAAGACATTGACTTCATCGTTGGGCTGATGTGCTACATCCAGTGCAGCTTTATGGGCTGCGCTGGATATGTAGTCATCGGTGACACACTCGTGAATCCGGCAACGGCCTACGACAGCCGCGGATTGCTGCCCGCAGGACCACAAAACCGCATCTGGTATATGCCGCTTTTCTCAACCGATGTGTGGTATATGCGCCGCCAGATAGCGCAGATGAACCTGCTGTTTGAACCGAAAGGTGAACCTGCAAAAATCGAAAAAACCGATATTAAACCCGCAAATTTGCAAAAATCTATCAAAAAAGAGCCTAAAGCCCCGGAAAACGAGCCTCTTAACGAAACCCGCACCGGGCAGCTCACGTTTTTCTGACCCGAATTCAGAAAGGAGTAAACACCATGGCAGACATTACTTACATCCCCATCCGGCAGCTGCATCCGCACCCGGATAACCCGCGCAAAGAACTGGGTGATTTGTCCGAGCTTGCAGCCAGCATCAAGGAGAACGGCGTGTACCAGAACCTGACCGTCATTCCGGGACACTACCTCGGCAAGCAGGAGTACATTGCCCGGTGCATTGCCGATGGCGGCGACGCTTCGGCAGCAGAGGCGGCATGGACACCCAAGGCCGCGTGGTCCAGTGAGGACTACACCATCATCATCGGACACCGCCGGGCGGCGGCAGCACAGCAGGCTGGCAAGTTTGAATTGCCCTGCTCTGTGGTCGATATGACCGAGAAAGAGCAGCTGCAAACCATGATGGTGGAGAATATGCAGCGGTCTGATCTCACCGTCTACGAGCAGGCGCAAGGCTTCCAGATGATGCTGGACATGGGTGATACTGTGGAGCGCGTCGCAGACCGCTCCGGCTTCTCTCAGTCCACCATCCGGCGGCGCATCAAGTTGCTGGAACTGAACCACGACAACTTCAAAAAGGCAGAGCAGCGCGGCGCAACCCTTTCCGATTTTGTTGAACTTAACAAAATCGAGGATTTGGATGCCCGGAACCGGGTGCTTGAGACCCTCGGCACGGCTAATTTTAACCGTGAGATGCAGAACGCCTTGTCCGACCAGAAATACCAGCACAGAAAAGCTGAATGGATCGAGCAGCTTCGCCAATTTGCCGTGGAAAATCCTGATGCCAATTACAGCACTCACACGCACGTTGCCGGATACGGATATTGGAACACCAGCAAGGACGTTGAAGTGCCGGACGATGCCGATAGCGTAGCGTACTGCTACAAGGTCAGCCAAAACCAGATTGACCTCTACAAAGAGCGTGACTTGGAAAAAGAGAATGCGGAAACGGCCAAGCGAGAGGAAAAGCGGCAGCAGGAACAGTTCTACAAGGACCAACTTGCCGCCCTCACAAACTATATGTTTGAGCTGCGCCGGGACTTTGTGACGCAGCTTTCCACGGCAGAGTGCAAAAAGCATCTGGGCGAAATCGTCCGCTTTGCTGTGGATGCGTTCGATTCAAATTACGATGGCGAGTTGACAATCAAGCTGCTGGGCGTTGCTCCCCCGGAAACGGACGGCGTTGATCTGCTTGATTATCTGGAAAGCACTTCGGTGTTCAGCGACCAGCCGGAAAAGGCACTGCTCTCCTTGGCCTATTCGGCTGCTGACGATGGCAGCAACGGATACTGGGGCTGGGTCTGGAAACCCGACTACCAGAGCGGCGGGTACGGCTGGGAGGAAAACGGCAGTCTCGACGCTATTTACACTCTACTGGTAGCCTTGGGCTATGAAATGTCTGACGAAGAAAAGGCGTTGCAGAACGGAACCCATGCCATCTTTTCCACCAATGCCCCTAAAAAGGCAGATGCGCCCTGCGACCGTTGCAAAGCGGCACACCCGAACTGCGATAAGTGCTGCAAAGCCTGTGATGAACCTTGCAATGCCGCTCAGGCTTGCAAGAAAGACGAAGAAAGGACGGAAAATAATGACTGAGAAAATTATGGGTGCTATCTCTGTTTCTGCACTGGAGCGTTTGGAGCAGAGCGCAGTGAAGCTGAGCCTGATTACTTTTTGCCTGCGCCATGAAGAACTCAAGGCCGCCCCGGATGCGGCAGAGATCCACAGCATCAAGTCTGACCTGAGCCGGGCATTGCAGGAGGTCAGCGCCAATGCTGCCGCCTGCGCGCTGAGCGGCGGCATCCCGGAAAAGGCAAAGGCAAGCCCCCCTGCGGGGGCAGAGCCTAAACGTATCCAGCGGAAAGAAATCCCCAAAGGCACGGCCTACGGTGTTCTGCGCCTGCGCTGCCCGAAATGCGGGGATGTGTTTGGCCGGTTCCTGCGGGAACCCAGCGCCAGCGTGACCTGCCGCTGCGGCGGAGAGATTCAGTTGGACAACCTGACACGGTATGAATTCACCTGCCCCTGCTGTGACTTTGAAGCCCGTGGCCGCACCAATCTGGAAGACCCCGAAATCACGGTGCCCTGCAAGTGCGGCAACCCGGTCACGATGAAATGGGACCGCAACAAGCGTATGTACCATGAATGAGGGCGGAAGCAATGACACTTGTGGGTGCCGCTGTTAGAGCCGCCGGAGGAAGAAAAGCAATGAAAGAAAAAACCATCACGGTTTCGCATGAAGTGTCACCGGAATATGGAAAATGTAGTTTCGGTGGGGACTTTTGGGGAGAAGAAGTGTGCAAGTACCACGCACTTCGTACCCAGACACACGGAAATAAGGCACCGCCGGAATACAGAAAACCCAAGTGCCTGTTATTCAACTGCTGGCTCGAAGAACCCTACAAGAAGTGTGAAGCATGCAGAAAAGCGTGCAGAGAGGAGAACGAAAAGTGAAAGCTGTCCTTATCAGCATCAAGCCCAAGTGGTGTGACCTGATCCGGCAGGGGCGCAAGACGGTTGAGGTCCGCAAGACCTGCCCGAAGCTGGAAGTGCCGTTCAAGGTTTATATCTATGAGACCATGGATGGCGGTCGTGGTAGCGGCCTTGTTTTCGGCGAGTTCGTCTGCAACGGCTTTGATGTGTTCAGGCCGATCGGCAAGGGCATCAGCATCAAGCGTTTCCCGGCGCTGTACGAAAGCTGCCTGACCCTTGATGAAATCGTAAAGTATGCGCAGGGTGAGCCGGTATATGGCTGGCAGATCTCTCAGCTGAAGCTCTACGAGGAGCCGCTCAAGCTGGAGGATTTCTCCCGGCACGGTTTCTGTGGCATGAACGGGACTGGCGTTTGCGGCAATGCAGACTGCGAGAACTATCAACCGTCTGGCAACTATATGGAGCCGCCCACCTGTGCAGTCAATGGCTGCATCCTGTATGAAGCGCCGCAGAGTTGGTGCTATGTGGAGGAAAGGGAGTGTTCGGAATGAAGTGGATTCAGATTACCGATGTCATAAAGTGGATTGCTGTGTGCGTTGCAATCTCCATTTCTGTTTATGTGACAAGGGATGGAAGATACCTCTGGTTTCTTCTCATCCCTGCATTCCTGATTTAAGTGGGGTGACGGCAATATGAGAGATTGTTCTATATGCAAGGCGAGGGCGTACTGCTGGGAAGCAGTTGAACCCGGCTCCATCATGTGCGGCATCAACCTGATGCAGCATGGTGGGACGAAAAGTGAACCCGAAACGCCGCGGTCGATAAGCGTGAAGCTGAGTCCGACCTTTTGCGCATACTGTGGTAAGCCGCTAAAAATTATTGGGACAGAGCGCTTCTGCAACAACGTCCAGTGCTTCAACCGCTTTCAGAATGTATAAAGGGGGATGCCTGATGTCAAATTTTCAAAAAGATATCCAGCTCCTCACTGATTTGCAGGAGCTGATCTCCGATGCAGAGCGCACCGCCAATATGCCGGGGTATGCGGGGGCTGTGTTCAATGCAATCTCCCCGGCGCTGAAAGCGGCCATGCCGGCAGCACAGAAGAAAGCCCGGCGGCAAATCGATGTGCTGACCCGCGCCAAAGAACGGCTGATGGAGCTGATGGAGGAACCGCAGAAATGACCAACGGTGACTTTATCCGCTCGATGTCGGATGCAGACATCCGGGAAAACTTCACCCAGCTGCTCTGTGAATTCGTCCAGCGGAAGCAGACGAGCCGTTGCCGGAGCAGAGAACATTGCTTCCACTGCATCAAGGACTGGCTGAAAGAAGAAAGCGTGGCGCTTAGGAGGGCCGATGATGACACTGAATGAGATTCGCAAGCTCCGGGGGATGACCCTCAGCGAGTTTAGCCGGAAGTCAGGGCTGTCCCCGCATACTGCACGGAACCTGATGGGCTACAGGGAACTCTACGGAAATCCTCGGATGGACACGATGGTGGATGCGGCGCGGGCGCTGAATGCGGTCGTGACGATCACCCCCAAGGGCGTGACGATTCGCGCCAGAAAGGAAAGCGCATGACTCCTATTCCATTCCGTGAGCAGAACATCACCTATAACCCGCCGGAGGGCATGGAAGACAAGTGCGAAGCGCTTCCAGCTTTCCGGGGAGAGGGACAGGTGATCTCCTGCTGGCATCTTACATTATGGGAGCGCATCAAGCTCCTGCTGACCGGGCGGCTGTGGTTCTCGGTGATCGGCAATGGACAGCCGCCTATCTGGCTGGGCGTGGATTGCCCGTTCATCCGTAAATAATCCGACTGCAAGACCTGTATTTTTGCCGTAAAATGTGCTAAAATAATTGGGTAGCACCTCTACAAATTGGAGGCCGCGCACATATTACTGGAGGTCAGGTATGACGGTGCAAGAGCTGTCCAGATACTTAACGCTTCGCAAGCAGATTGATGAGGACAAAGAAATCTACGAGAACATGTGCCAGAAGATGGGGCCAGCATCCCCGTCACTGTCAGGAATGCCCCATACTCCCGGTGTTCGTGACAAGGTTGGTGATCTGGCCGCAGACCTGGCAGATTTGGATGCCGGCATCAAAGAGCTCGAAGCCGAAGCCGAGAGGGTGCTTCCAGCAATAGAAGAATTCTGCGTGTCGATTTCAGACCCACGGATGCGCCTGATTTTCAGGCTCCGTTTCGTGCGGTGCCGCTCATGGGCAGAGATCGCAGGGACGCTCGGACGGTACTATACCGAAGCCGGAGTGTGCAAGATGGCATATAATTACCTCAAAAAGATAGCCTGAATTAAATTCAAAAGGCCGCTGTTTCAGTATGAAAATGCTGATTCGGCGGCCTTTTTCTTTTGCCTGCCAACTATGAGCAGAAAATGTAGTTTGTCAGATGACTTCCAATGGTTTCTGATGGGTTCCAACGGCTTCCAATCGGTACTGATGATTTCCAATGCTTTCTGATGACGCAAGGCGAAAGGCATGGTATTATTATGCTACAAAATCCTAAACAAAGCCGGGCGGTGCAGATCATCTGATGTGCGCCGCCATTTTTATGGGAAGGAGGATTTTTCCGCCCCGCGTTGCTCCTTTGCGCGGGAAATCGTGCTTCCAGTCATCCCCGGTTCGCCGCCGGAGCTGTCTGAAAGCAGGTCATCATAAGGAGCAATTCATGGAAATCAGAAAAGTACCTATCAGCCTGCTCAATGCAGCACCCTACAATCCGAGAAAGGATTTGCAGCCCGGCGACCCGGAATATCAGAAGATTGCCCGGTCAATCGAAAAGTACGGCTGTGTTGAGCCTATCATCTGGAATGAGAAGACTGGCAACGTGATTGGTGGTCACCAGCGCTTGAAAGTGCTGGCGGCGACCGGCGCGGTGGAAGTGGATGTCAGTGTGGTGCAGCTGTCCCTTGAGGATGAAAAGGCCCTGAATCTGGCGCTGAACAAAATCAGCGGCCAGTGGGACAATGAAAAGCTGTCTGCCGTCCTGCAGGATCTTTCTGCCGGCTTCGATGTTGAGGTGACAGGCTTCGACCAGCATGAGGTTGACGCACTGGTTGCATCCTTTGCGGAGAGCGGTCACGAGTACGAACTACCCGGCTCTGAACCCTATATCAATAATTTCTTTGATTCCGGGGTTCAGGCAAAGCCCAAGGCCGAGGAACCCGCTGCCGCCCCTGCACCGGAAGCCCCGGCACAGGATGCAGAGATGCACCCAAACGCTGCACCCGCACCCAATGAGGTGCAGGCAGTCCAGCCCGGCGGGAAAAAGACCGTCATTGTGCCTAATTTGTCTGAACAGGATGCAACCACCCTCGTGGACGTTCTCAAGGACATGGGCTTTGCGTACCGTCTGGAGGATGCGGCATGACACAGTATGTGATATGCGCACTTCAGATGGAGGGCTTTCACTGCTGGCCGGAGGCTGATGGAGAACTCGCATATCTCAAAAACTCACACCGTCATATCTTTTTTATTACGGCAGAGTTTCCAGTTCACAATGCAAACCGTGAAATAGAAATCATCAGCCAACAGAATGCAATCAAGCGCTATCTTCTCTCCAAGTATGGGGATGAGGATGGCGCTTGTCATTTTGGGCGGCGCTCCTGTGAGGACATCGCCGCTGAAATTCTGAACCAGTTTGAAAACTCCACATCCTGCACCGTCCTTGAAGATGGGTTTGGGGGTGCGCGAGTTGTTCGATAACAACATCAAAGTGCATTTTGCCGGGAGCGACGGCGGAGAGATATTCTACGCCGCCCTGCTGGCAGCACAAACCAAGTACCGGCTGTTTTCCTGTTACAAGTACATTCTCAAGCGACGCCCGGATGATGATTTCCGGCTCCCGGCGGACCATGTGATCCGCGTGCAGGATACAGTAAACCGTCATGTGATACAGGATAGCGGCCTGTTCACGCTGATGTTCGGTGCCGGGAAAGGACAGGCACAGACGTTGGAAAGCCTGACCGAGTGGCAGGACAAGCTCATAGCATTCGTGCAGCAGAACAATCTCCGCTGTACCTGTGTCGAACTGGACTGCCAGAAAGTGCTGGGCGTGAGGGAAGCGTGGTACTTCCGGGAGCGGATGAAGAAGCTGCTGGATAACCCCCAGATCAACGTATTCCATTTTGAGGATGGGATGCGGGGTCTGGACAGCCTGATAGATTTCAGCGACTACATTGCCCTGAGCATCCCGGAACTGCGCATCATCAAGCCGAAGACATTCCGGGAGGACACCCGCTATCTGACCCACTACATCAAAAATCGCAAACCTGAGATCGACATCCACCTTTTGGGATGCACCGATGTGAAGATGATTGCGCAGAACAGCTTTTGTACCTCAGCAGACAGCACCAGCTGGCTGTCCGGGGTCAAATATGGCTGGTTCGATGATGGCAACCAAAAGGCGCACATCAACCAGTTCCGCAAAGACCTCATAGAACAGCGGCTATCCGCGGTGAGAATCATTACAGAAGGCAGGGGGCTGGAGCTGACGGATAAAACACTTCTCTATGGAGCGAGAGCCAGCCTGTGCGCCACCATCTGCAAACAGAAATATACACGAGCCGCAGGCTCACAAGAATAGGAGCAAAAATGAAAAAGACAAACGAAAATTTGGTGATCCTGATTACGTTGTTTGCAATCAGCATCGTCATTGCCAACGTAACCGGTGCGCGCACCATTACCACCGGCCTGCATATCGGCCCCATTGAGCTGGCTTTGAGCGGCGGTGCCATCACCTATGCCGTCACATTCCTCTGCACAGACATCATCGGCGAGATCTGGGGCAAGGCCACGGCCCAACGCGTGGTGAAGTATGGCTTTATCGGCCAGATTTTTGCCACCGCCTGCATTATGATTACCGGCGTTTTTCCTGCAACGGATGCCGTCATGGACAATGCCTATCAAACCCTGCTGGGGCAGAACTTGATCTTCGTCATCGGCAGTCTGTCCGCATACCTCGTTTCCCAGTCGTGGGATGTTGCCGTATTCCATGCAATCCGTGACCGCTACATTGCCAAGCATGGCAGCACCAAGGGTGGCCGCTGGCTCTGGAATAACGGCAGCACCATCACGAGCCAGATCTGGGACACGGTGATCTATGCGGTCATCAGCTTCGGCTTCGGTCTGGGCTGGGTGCATACCCACGAGGGCCGGATGCAGCTTATCGGTATCATCATCGGGCAGTATCTTCTGAAAGCCTGTCTGGCGCTGTTGGATACTCCCTTTTTCTATTTCTTCACAAGAAATGCAGACCGCCGCTGACGGCATCGTGTAGCGTGCGCTCTGTGTTCCGTCTGCCAGTTTGAGCAGAAACAAACAAAGGAGGATGGTGACTATGTAGATGGACAAGCGGGATAAAGGCTACACCCTGTATAAAAAAGGGCTGTCCTGCACCGAGATTTCCAAGAAGTTGGATGTGTCTATCAACACAGTAAAGTCATGGCGCAAGCGCTACTGGACGCAGGGTGCAGATGCACCCGCAAAACGCACCCTGCACCCAGAGGATGCACCCGCCGCACCTGACCCTGAAACAAGACCAAAACAGGGTGCGCCGCCGGGAAATGTCAATGCCGTTGGAGCAGGTGCGCCAAAGGGAAACCGCAATGCCGTCAAGCATGGTGGGTGGTCTGAACTGATGTTCCGAAGCTGGACAGAGGAACACCGTCAGCTGTTGGATGCCTGTGACGAAGACGTGGATGCAGAAGAACTGCTCATAAATGAGCTGAAATTGCTGACCGCCCGCGAGGGCTATCTGCTGGAGCGTATCTCCCACTATTCCAAAGAGGGAGCCTATGTTCAGACGCAGACCACATCCAAGAGAAGCAGGAACTTCAAGCGGCTGGATGGCGACACTGAAAAGGAAAAGAACGATTTGCAGGCCTATGTGGATGCCATTGATGCCAAAGTATCAGCCGGGGAGCGTTTGCCGGGCAATGAAACCCTGACAAATTCCACTCTGGAAGCGTCTTACCTCATCATAGAGCGCTTGAACAAGCTCCTGACTGATGTACAGCGGCAGAAAGCCCAGTGCATCAAACAGCTGGCCGAACTGCGAAGCATGAGCGGCGGCGGAAAGAGTGAACTGGTTGACGACTGGGTAGCAGCCATTCAGGCCGCAGAGGAGATGGACGATGACGCGCCGTGAGTTTTTCCAAAGAAGAATACCGCGGTACCGCAAAGACCCGCTCCTGTTTTTCAAGGAAGTGACTCACTTTGAGCCGGATCCATGGCAGCGGGAAGCGGCTGTGGCGGTATCACAGTATCGGCGTGTTGCCATTCGTTCCGGGCAGGGCGTGGGCAAAACGGCACTGGAAGCCAATCTTATGTGGTGGTTCATTGCCTGTTTTTCCTACCCGCGCATCGTCTGCACCGCACCCACGATGCAACAGCTGGACAACGTCCTGTGGGCGGAAATGGCAAAGTGGCTGGACGCAAGCCCGGTGCTTCAAATGATGTTCACATGGACGAAGACCCGCGTGTACATGAACGGCTATGACCGCCGCTGGTTTGCCGTCCCGCGTACAGCCACAAAGCCTGAGTCCCTGCAGGGCTTCCACGAAGACAATATGCTTTTCGTGGTTGACGAAGCATCCGGTGTTGCTGACCCCATCCTTGATGCCATCGGCGGCACCCTGACCGGTGCCAACAACAGGCTTCTCTATTGCGGGAACCCCACAAAGGCGACTGGCGGCTTCGCTGAGAGCTTCCAAGGGGACGGCATGGACTGGTACTGCATGACGGTATCAAGCCGTGACAGCCCCCGCACCAGCAAGGAAAACATAGCTGCCCTCGAAAAGAAGTACGGCAAAAATTCCAATGTGGTGCGCGTCCGTGTGGATGGCCTGCCGCCGGTCGCGGACAGTGATGTGTTCATACCCAGCTACATTGCGGAAAAGGCCACCATGAATGAGCCGCTTCCGCATGACAGCCCGGTGCGACTCTCCATCGGCTGTGACGTTGCCCGCTTTGGTGATGACTGCACCGTCATTGCCCCCAACATAGATGCTGACGTTCAGGAACTGAAAATTCGGAACGGACAAGATCTGTGGGCAACGGCAGAGGACATCATCTTTGAGTATCTTTTCCTGCTGGAGAAGTACCCGCAGTACCCCGGCATGGTCTATGCCATCATTGATGATACCGGTCTGGGCGGCGGCGTGACCGATATTCTGCGCCATGAAAGGGAAGCCAGAGGGCTGAACCAGCTTGAGGTTATCCCGGTGAACTTCGGTGCATCCGTGCCGCAGGAGGATGCCGCTGCCAACTATGCCGACATATCCACGTGGATGTGGTCACTGGTTCGTGACATGGCACAGAGCGGGCGGCTGCACCTGCCCAATGATACAGAACTGATTGCCCAGCTTTCCACACGAAAGTACGCTTTTGCCGGAACACCGCCGAAGCTGAAGTTGGAGAGCAAGGACATTATGAAGCGGCGCGGCCTGCCCAGCCCTGACCGGGCGGATGCCGTGGCGCTGTCCCTGTATCAGCCCGTCACCTACACATGGGAAATCGGATAGGAGGAAACAACAGAAACATGGCAGTATTTGGATTCGGACGGCGCAATGCCGTTGGGCGGCAGTACAATGGCGGGAACGTCAGCGTTATGCTGCCCCGGTATACTACGCCGCCTGAGCGCAATACGCGGGACTGGCTGGAAATGTTTAGCCGCAACCCGCGGCTGGCGGTTGTGGATCGCATTGCTTCCGACCTGTCCACCTGCGCCGGTAAACTGTACCGCAAGGATGAGAACGGGGAAGAAGTGGAAATCACGGACCATCCCTTTTTGAATTTCATGGCGCATCCGAACCCCCTCTATGAAATGACTTCGGGTGCGTGCTGGCGGTTGCAGCAGATCTATCTGGAACTCAAGGGCGAGGGCTACTTCGTCTATGAATTTGATGCCCTCGGTCGTCCGGTGGAGCTGTGGCCGCTCCCTACACATTGGGTGCAGCAGACTCCCTATGTGGGCTACCCCTACTATGAAATCAGAACGACCGGCGGACTCATCCGGCAAATCCCGGTGGACGATATTTTCTGCATGAAAGAACTGAACCCGCTTGACCCCTACAAAAGAGGTCTCGGTGCGGCAGAATCCCTTGCAGATGAGATTGAGACGGACGAGTACGCGGCAAAATTCCAGAAGAAGTTCTTCTACAACGATGCCACTCCGACCACGCTGATCTCGATGCCTGGAAGCAGTAAGGATCAGCGCGACCGTTTCAGATCCGAATGGAATGAGCGCTTCCGAGGGCCGTTCAACTCCCACGGCATTGCCACGGTGGACGGCAACGTGACCGTGACGAAGCTGGCCGAGAATATGCGCGACATGGACATGACGGAGGGCCGAAAGTTCCTCCGGGATGCCGTGCTTGAGCATTTTGGTGTTCCGCGTGAAATTATGGGCATCACGGAGAGTAGCAACAGAGCCACGAGCGAAGCGGCTCAGTACATCTATGCCCAGAACGTCATCATGCCACGGCTCAACCGCCGGGAAGAAGCCATCAATACACAGATTTTGCCGTTCTATGGCAATGATCTTGTCTGGCATTTTGATGATGTGGTTCCGCGCTCGCAGGAGTTCGACAAGGCCAAAGGCATTGACGGCTGGAATGCCGGGCTTTTGACCAAGGATGAAGCCCGCGAACTGCTGGGCATGGAACCCTGCAAGACCGGCGGCGACTGCTTCAAGATCACCATTTCCGATATGTTCATCGGCTCCAACGATGATCCGGCGGAGGTGACGACCGACCTGATGCAGGAAAGCACAGATGTTGTCGAGGTCACGGACGATGAAGACACCGGCGGGATGCTGTCTATGAGTGACCGCCGTGAGTATGAAGAAAAATCCCGCACGCAGAACATCGGCAATCTGCTGGCGGCCGCCCAGAAAGCCCAGAGAGCGAAGTTTGAAGTTGCCACGATGAAGTTCTTCAAGCAACAGCAAAAGCGGCTCTCCGGCTCTCTGAGCGGCACTGAGAAAGCAGACTGGAGCGTGTGGGATGTCTTGATGCCCTACATCACGGAAAACCATGTGGAAGACAGCGCCGCATGGTCTGCCCTCGGTGAGCAGGAGCAGAAAAATCTTGTGGAGCAGTTCATTGGTGGCCTTGTCAACTGGCCGTCCGAAGAAACGGCAATGGAAGAAATCTTCAAGCCGCTTTGGAAGCAGACCTATGATGAGGGTACCCGGATTGCAAAACAGGCCTACAATATCCGCGGTGTTGACCGCCCGGAGCTGCTCAGTCAGGCAAAGCTCCATGGTGGGCAGCGTGTCCGTCATGTGACACAGACCACCAAGGAAAATATCTCCCGCATTGTAGCCAATGGCATTGAAGCCGGTATTGGCCGCGAAAAGATGGCGGATGAGATTTTGCAGGAATACGAGATCCAGACCCGGAGCAGGGCGCGGCTCATTGCAGACCAAGAAACCGTTATGACGCTGGAGACCGGCCACTATGACATGATGCAGAAAAGCGGTGCCACCACGAAGACGTGGCATCACCGCCCGCAGAAGAACCCTCGTGATGGTTCCGATGGCGGTCCGAACCATGTCAAGATGGACGGAGAGACCGTGCCGATCGATGCCCGGTTCTCCAATGGCCTGCGGTATCCCTGCGACCCGGAGGGGCCTGCACGCGAAACCATCAAATGCAGGTGCTATGTCACCTACAACAGATAAAGGAGGGCGTGAGAGTGGTATTCACGCGAGAAGATGCAGCTCGTGCTGCACAGAACATCGGCATTGACTTCAAAAAGGAAGCATTCCAGCTGGAAGACCTGCTGAACGGCATGAACACAGAGCTTGCCCGGCACGGCACCAAGGCAGGGATGGCTGATGTTACACACGATGACCCCACTATGACGGCGAAGCTGGCAGTTGCAAATCTGCGGGTATCGCCGTCTTATTATTCCCAGCGCGTGGGGAAAAGCGCATGGGAACGCTCCCTTGCACGGGGAGTAAAGCACAAGGGCGCAAAGACCGAGTACAAAACCGTGGAGTTTGAACTGGAAGGCTTTGACGATAAAGAGGGCACATTCTCCGGCTATGGAGCTGTGTTCTCCAATATCGACAGCGGCGGCGACATTATTGAGCCGGGTGCCTTCACGAAGACCATCGCCGAGGGCATCGGCCGGGTGAAAATCCTGTCCGGGCATAACGATAGTCTGCTGCCGATCGGCATTCCCACCGAACTCCGCGAGGATGCAAAAGGTCTTTTTATTAGCGCAAAAATCAGTGATACCACTCTCGGCAGGGATGTGAAGACGCTGATCCATGACGGCGTTCTGTGCGAACTCTCCATCGGCTATGACCCGGTCGTGTTTGACTACGATGAGAACGGCATCCGCCACCTCCGCGAAGTCAAGCTCTGGGAAATCAGCGTTGTCACATGGGCAATGAACGAACAGGCGATCATTACGGACCACAAATCGGATGATGCGGCGACCCGCATTGAAGCGGAAGCGCAGGCCATCGTTACCGAGGTAAAGGCCGGACGCAAAATTTCTGCTTCCCGCATGAAGTCCCTCAAGGATGCCTGTACGTCCATGAAAGCCGCCACAAAGCTGCTGGATAAGATCATTTCGGAAGCACAGGGTGACAACGGCAAGGGGCATCCCCCGGTAAGCGCACACAAGTCCGTGGAACGGAAATCCGTTCCGAAGAAAACTGTAGAAATTATTTTTTGACACAGGAGGAAAAATCAATGCGTCTGAAGAACAGAAAGAAGTCCGCAGCCGCCATCAAGTCTATGAAGGTGGGCACCGATGAGCTGAAAGACCTCATCAAGGGCGCCGTCAAGGAGGCCATGGGTGAGGAGGACGATACCGGCGATGATGGTGGCGATGCTGCCGCCGCACTGGATGGTATTACCGCAGAGGACATGGCTGATATTATCGAACAGGCTGTGGACACTGCCAACGAGAAGCGCAAGTCCCGCAAGGATGCCGGCGAGGAAGTCGGCGACCTGACGGCCGATGAAGTCATTCAGGAGGCCGCTGAAATCATCGATGCCATGACCGCAGATGAGGGCATGGACGATGATGAAGCCGATTCCGAGGGCAAGGATGACGATGAGGCTGACTCCGATGAAAAGGATGATGACGAAGCCGCTTCTGAGGATGATGCCAAACGCCGCAAGTCCGCTGCATTCCGCCGTCAGGTGAAGTCCTGCACTGCCCCTGCCCAGCGTAAGTACTCCAGCCTGTTCATGGGTGGCACTGCTTCCGCCAAGAAGCAGCAGAAGAGTGTGCCCCCGCTGGTGAACCTCGCCCGCGCCATCAAGTGTCTGGATGTCTTTGGCCGGCATGACCCGGAACGTGCTGAGTTCTACGCCAAGAAGTACTACGAGGATATGTCCATGGCCCGCGAGTTCAAGGCCATGTCTGCCACCAACCCGACCGCTGGCGGCTTCCTGATCCCGGAGATCTATCTGGATGAGGTCATCGAACTGCTGTACAGCAAGACCGTTATCAAGGAGCTGGGCGCACGCACCATTCCGCTGGAGACCGGCAACCTGAACATCCCTCGCATGACCTCCGGCACCCGCGCTATGTGGGGCGGTGAGGGCCGCAAGATCGCTTCTACCCAGCCTGCATTCGGCAACCTGCGTCTGTCTGCAAAGCGTCTGGAAGCTATTGTGCCTCAGACCCGCGAACTGCTGATGAGCACCAAGTATAGCGCCGATGAACTGTTCGCCGCTGATCTGTCCCGCCGTATGCAGCTCGGCCTTGACTGGGGCGCTCTGTACGGCACCGGCGGCGAGTTTCAGCCCACCGGCATTGCCAATACCCCCGGCGTTGAGAAGATCGATGCAAAGAAGATGGATGCCCAGTATGCCGCAGACGGCAAGCTGACCGCCGATTTCCCGGTCTATGTGAAGTCGCTGGTTATGAGCAAGAACGTGGACGATCAGGCTCTGGGCTGGGCATTCAACTCCTTTATGGAGGGCTATCTCAAGAACATCAAGACCACCACCGGCGACTACATCTACCGCGATGAGATGAACGCTGGTAACTTCCTCGGCATGCCGTACAAGGTTTCCAATCAGATCCCCACCGACAGCAAGACCGGCTGCACCGAAATGTTCTTCGGCAACTGGGCAGACCTGATGATCGGCGATCAGATGGGTCTGGAGACCTACACCACTCTGGACGGTACTTGGACGGATGAGAACGGTGTCCAGCACAACGCCTTTGAGGAAAATCTGACCGGCACCCGTGCGCTGATGTACGATGACATTGGCGTGCGCCATGTTGAGAGCTTCGCCTACGTCCACAATATCAAGGTTATCTGAGGAGGAAGACTGCTATGAAAAGAGCACTGTTTGATACCGTCACCGTCCTGCCGTTTGCCAGCGGCAATGTGGTTGACCGCACCGGCTATGAGAGCGCCGTGCTGGCTGTTACTGTGGAAGCATCCCAGACGGCCACCATCAAGGTCGAAACCGCCGACAGCACCGCCGGTCCGTATGAGCCGATCAAGGACAGCCGCATCTTCGTTGATAACCCGGTCAACGAGGATGGCGAGGCCGTCATCGAGAACGAAGCCGAAGCTCAGGCTGTGGCGAACCTCGACATTGACCTGATCGGCTGCAAGTCCTGCGTCAAGATCACCGCCACCAACGGCACCATCAGTGCGCTGCGCCTGGGT